ACTACTGGTGATACTATTACTGTAGATTCTACATTTGGATGGGATGATACTAATGGTGTCATTGTTATTAATAACGAGGTAATTTCTTATGAAGGTAAGAATGCACGCCAATTTGTAATCAAACAGAGAGGAACAATTAATAGAACTCATAGTGTAGGAGATGAAGTTACTAATTACTCTACATTAAAATCTGTTACTCCTAATGGTGTTGTTTCTTTATTAGTATACGGAACTCTCAATACTTTACTTATTGATGGTGCTAACCCATATTCATCCGTTAATGATCGTATCCAGGTTTCTAATCCAGGGTTTGAATCTGCAGATCCGCTTTTATTCAGTGATTCTGATAAAAACTATCGATGGAAAGTAAATGTCTCTGGAGATAGTCCATCAGTTCCCTTAAATCCCAGTGTGGGACAGGCTTTATCAAAAGTACTTGCAGGAGTCGGTTCAATCTATGAAGATGATGATTTATACTATTTTGCCACTTCTTCATACCCATCCACAAGAATTTTACCATCAGGAGTTACTGACACTCTTTCAGATCCCCAACTTCTTAAAATTATTCCAAAAGAGACAACTACCACATCAGAAATCTACAAGACTCCTAGAAGAGATATTGGTCTTTTTGTTGATGGGTCAATTGCATTTGGATTTAAAAACGAAGATTTAATTGAATATGGTCCTATTACAGAATTTGTGGTTACTCGTAGAGGATCTGGATATCAAAAACCTCCATTCGTTTTAGTTAATGGTGTAGTAGGTAAAGCAGATGCTATCTTGACTGGAGACACTGTTTCTGGAATTGTTAGTACAGATAATAGTAACTACACTGCTGTTCCTAATATTGAAATTGTTAGTGGTAGATCTGCTGTTTTAGAACCTATCGTAACATCAGGAGAAATTACTAGTATTCGTATTGTAAATCCGGGAGAATACTATTCAGCATCTCCGGTAATTCTTATTAGTGATTTTTCTGGTAAAGGAAGATTTGCTGAATATCATGCTACCGTTTCTCCACAGGGTCATATTACTGGTCTGGAAAAAATTTCTGGTGGTAAATTCTATACTCAAGAAAATGTAGTTGTTACAGTAATTCCAGATGCATTTTCAAATTCTGCATCTGCAAGAGCAAATATTAAAGAATGGGTAAAAAACAGGCATTTTAATACAACTCTTGACGACAATGGTGGATTAGTAGTATCAGGTTACAATAGAGATAAAAATTACTATGGAGTAATTTCAAATCCAAGAAGATTGAGATTGCGATTAAATGATAATGTGGCTACTACTACATTAGTAGAAACTAGTGCAGCAAAGACTCACTCGCCTATTTTAGGTTATGCATATGATGGAAATCCTATCTATGGACCTTATGGTTATGAGAATCCATTAAATCCAACTTCTGATATTGCCAGAATGGAAAGTGGATATTCTATTAAATCATCTAGAGTAGGTGGTCCTATAGATGCTCCCTACGAAATGGGAACATTTGTAGATGACTACGAGTGGTCACCAACTGTTGATACTGGAAAAACACGATTAGATGTTAATAACGGAAGATTTTGTGTAACCCCAGAATTTCCCAGAGGAATATATGCATATTTTCTAACAATTGATGATACAGGCGTTCCTGTTTTTCCATATATCATTGGAGAAAATTATTACTCATTGCCAGTAAAATCAAACTATCAGTCTGATGTTACTCAAAATGCTATCCCAAAAGAAGCAAAGAGATTATTTATTACAGGAACTGAACAGAATGGTCAGTCAGAAATTGCAATCATTGATTCTGTTTCTAAAGGTTCTGTTTCTGGAGTTATTGTAGAAGATTCTCAACCAAACTTTTCAGTTGGTTCCAGAGTCTATGTAAATAATGCTGGTACTGGGGGATCTGGTGCTACAGGAAGAGTTTCTTCCACTTTTGGAAAACCAGTTACATCATTAGAATCGAGAGAGACTAAAGCATCAGTATTGACATCAGCACAACCATTCTACTCGTTTGCTGGCGATACTATCACTCAACCATCAACAGGTGCTACAGGAGAGTTACTTCGAGATACTATTGAAGAGACTACATTTGTATTGCGAGCTATTAATAATACATTTGAATCTGGATCACCGATTGAATCTAGTTCGGTAGTTTTAAATATACTGTTAAGCAAGAGTAGTACATATACAAAGGATGTTACGTTAGATTTGGTTCTTATTGATGACCCATCTAATGTAATCGCTAGTTCTTTAGTATTATCATCTACAATTGACCAGAATTCTGTAAGAGTAAAAGTAATCAGTGGTAGTTTTTCAGATTATCTAAATTATGACGAAGGAAAAACTATTTTAAAGAGTGGTGATTTAGCAAACACTGCTGGTTCAGAAATTGTTGCTATTACCAACTTAAGTCAGGGAGTAGACATTACCTCAGTAAATGAATCTATTGCTATTGCAGAAACTGCAGGAGTACATGATTTTGCTGAAGGAGATGATGTAGATATCCAAATTGATCCTGACGAATCTGTCACCGAAACATTATATTACGTTGCCAAGAAAGATTATCAAGAAGTCAATCTTACTCCACAATCATTTAGAGGAAAAATAAATGATACAGGAGTTGGTGATTCCACCATGGTTGGTCTTGGTAGAGACTATGCTGGCGGAGTTTATGAGAATGTGGAGCTCATTTTCAGTAATTTTACAAATGTTAGAGAAACTGTAGGATCTCCTGGTGATAGTGATAATGCTAAAGCAACAGTAACTGTAAATACTACTAATTTTGATTTTAGCGGTCAAATTGAATCTATTGTAGTTACCGATGGTGGTTCTGGATACACTAGTGATGATATATTAACTATTAATCCAGCTAGTATTGCAAAAGCAGATCCTACAATTTTTGATGCTGATATTGACCCAGTAATGGTTCAATTGAATGCAGACGAAGTTGCATTATATGATATTGGGTTTTTCCAAGTAGATAGTGCAGACAAAGCTGCTGTAATAGCATTTGTAGGTGAGGTAAATGATATTTTTATTGATAGTAATGGAGTTGAACATATCTACCTGGGGGAAGATACAGACAACGATTGGTTTGAATATCGCACAACTGTTCCTGGAGAGTTATTAGATAGTTCTGTCACTATTAATGGTATATCAATTACTGCAAGTGGAACTACTTCTGGTCCTGGAGCACCTTTACCACAATTTAGATTCGATGTTGACGGTGTAATAAATCCTGCATATGATATGCGTGTTGGGTCTACATTTACTGTAAATCCAATACCTGGTCATGTTATTTGGATTGTTTCTGATTATTCAACTACGATTAGACAAGAAGATGGTGTTGCATTAGAGATAGCAACATATACTCCTGCAACAGGAGTAACTAATAATGGATCTTCTGACGAGACAGAGACTATTACGTTTGCTCCTCAAGCACCAGGTACATATTATTACGTTTGTGTATCTCACCCAGAAATGGTCGGAGAACTTGTTGTATACCCAGAACCAAGTACTGCTATTCCTCTATTATCTGTTAATGCTGTTGGATTAGGATTACAGAGAACTGAAATTGTTTTAGATAAAACATTTTCTCTTTCCGAGAATGACTTGCTATCAGTAGGTAGTGAGATTATTAGAGTAACTTCTGTAGATTCTAACAATCGAAAAGTATCGTTAGAGAGGGGTGTTAATGGAACTACTGTTGTTAATCATCTTCCCAATTCTGTAGTAACTTCATATCAACCAAAATATAGATTTACTCCAGGAACTCAAATTATTGGCAATACTGTTAATGATCCGTTTGTTGTTTCTTATGATGAAATTACTCATAGATTAGTAGTTAATTATGGATTTGATGCTATTAGTCCGAATGAAATAACATCGGTTTCATCATTCCCAGATCATAGTGTTCCCACAAAGATTGTATCAGTATCTAATGTAGATCCTTTAGATGATAGACTACTATTTTCTCTGGACAATACTAATTTCTTAACAAATCCTATTGTAGATATTCAAAAATATTACTTTTACAAATTTGACACTAGTCACCCTTCCATGTTGGGATCATATTTAGATATTTCTACTAGTTCAAATTATAATGTATTCACAGAAGAAAAAGAAGTTGGATTGGCAGAACCAGGAAATGCTGGATCATTTGTCAGAATCAGATTAGGATATGGTGCAAACATCGGAGATGTTAAAAGAAAAAATGTAGACTATACTACATATTACTATTTCCTTACAAATTCTTCCACAAATACTAATAGTTCTTTCTTAAGAGTTAAGGAAGATCCTCTTGCTGGTCGCAAACGAGTTGTATTTACAACCGATACCAAATTTGTTTATAGTTTGGATGACGTACCTCAATACGATGGATCTGGTAATATTCAGTACAAAGGCAGATCTGTAGGCAAAATTGCTTCTATTGTATTAGACAATCTTGGAGAGAATTATGAATTTCTTCCTTCAATCGAAGGAGTTGTTCCTGCACAAGGATATAAAGCAGAAGTAAAAGCAGTTCGTGATGCATCATCTAATTCTATTAGTAAAATAGATATTGATTTTGCTGGACAAAATTATTCTAAACCTAAAGCATATGTTTCCGGCGATGGAACTGGATTAGAGTTGGCAGTCAAAGTTGATAATGGTACTGTTACTGCAGTAGAAATTTTAAATCCTGGTAAGGATTACTATTCCACACCAAAAATTGATATTATTGAGACTGATAATAAACTATTCTTCGAGTCTAATGATATTGGAATTCCTCAAAGTATCAGGTTCATTAATAATGGTACTTTTTATTTTAAAGATGATTCTATCCAATCTTACTACGAAGCCCCACAAGTACTGACTTTATCTAATTTTGAATTAGATTCATTTGGTGATGGAGAGCGTATTGAGCAAAAAATAAATGGTGTTATATTTGCTTCTGGTAAAGTTGCATCTAATGGATGGAATAAAGGATCTAATATTTTACGTTTAGTCAATGTTAGTGGAGTATTCCGAGAGGGTTATCCTATTAATGGAAGATCAAAAGGTAAAACAGCAAATGTAATCTCTGTTACTAAAACTTTTTTCACTCCAGTAATTAATACCAGAACAAGGACTCTTGGCAAATTCAATTCCGACAGAGGAAAATTGAGCTCGGTAAATCAAAGAATTACTGATTCTTATTTTTACCAAGATTATTCATATGTTATTAGAAGTAAAACTCCTATCAATAACTGGAGAAATCTAGTAAAAGATACTACACATCCAGCTGGATTTAAAATGTTCGGGGAGGTTTACATTGAATCTTCGGCTGACATCAAAATGAAAGGTGATCAGTCACCTTCCGAAAAAATAACTAATTATTTAATTCTACCAACAGCAGCAGTTTCTTCTTATACTACAAGAAGAACTATTACTACAGAAGTAATTAAAGTTGAAGATTCTACTATTGTTAGAGGTGCTGGATCTGCATCTGTAGATTCTTTTGATGAGACTCTAACTAGAGTTAGAGAAATTGTATTGTCTCCAGAATTTGATGGGAAATATGATGACTCTACTGGTCTTAAAATTGGAAATAAAACATTTACATTAAAAGATAAAAGTACAGGAACTGCATTCTCCCCTGATAATAATCAGTCTATCATGATTACTATTGATGGTGTAGCACAAAATCCTGGAACATCATATAAAATTGATGGTAATCAGATTACATTCTACGAACCACCTATTGGCAAGAGACAACAACTTGTAGATGGTAATATAGTTGATGTTCCTGCACAAAATTATTATATCAGAGGTTTCCAGTTCAGAGAAGATGTAGATAATAATAAGTATCTGAAAAAGTTAAAAAATATTACTAATAACTTTGACGGTAGAACGAGGATCTTCGATTTGTTCTATGAAGATAATTCAGTTGTAAAATCTGACAAGAATGAAAATTTCTTAATCTATCTAAATTCTGTTCTGCAACAGGGTTCCTATGAAATTAGAAGATTCAATAGTTCAGCAAAAACTGATCAAATTGTATTCTCTAAAGCACCGAAAAATCATAAAGACCTTTACGAAGGTGTTCCTGATCAATTACAAAATGAAGAATACTTCTTTGGATATAGTGTAGGATCATATGAGAGACTGGGAATTAATAATAAATTAATACCTTTTAATGGATCATCATATCCATATCCAATTTTAGATAGTTACGGAAGAGTTAAAAACTTCGATTCCCCACTGTATGCATATGTTTTTGTGGACGGTGTTCTACAGAGAGATTCCATTTCTTATAGAATTAATGGTTCTTCTGTTACATTCGAGAATCCTTTGGGATATGCTAAACAACCAGATGGTTCGTACACCACTGCTACTGTCGATATTTTATATTTCTACGGAAAAGATTATAATTCTACAGTAACACTATTTGATTTTGAAAACGATACCTACTTTAACAGAACAACTGTTACTTTCACTGGAGCAGGAACCAGAAATCAAGTTGATTCATGGTTTAAACAAAACACATCATACAAAACTACGGTTTATCAAATTGTTGGTGGCACACAAAGAGTTTGGGGAGAAGTTATTGATATTGGTCTTTCTAACGGTGATGACTGGGAAATGTTTATCAGGTCGCAAAACGTAGATTTAATTCCGGATGAACCCGTATATTTCTCCAGACGTACTGTTGCTGGAACTACTGATACTATTAGTGTTTCATTTGATTCATTTAGTATTTCATATTTACTATCAGAACAAAATGAAAGACTGTTGAATAGAGTTGAAAGTAACTATTCTCCTTTTATAACAACCAGTGATTTAATTGATAGTTACGAATATAAAGGGATTGTTATCAAAGAGCATCCTAATTTGAGAGTGGGAGATTTTATACAAATTGATGGTGAATCTGAAAAACGTGAAGTTTTTAGTGTGCCACTATTTGCAAAAACTAAAGACTATCGTCCCGGCGAGCAAGTTTCTAATAATTATTTTAGTAAAATTAGTGTTGGATCATACAATAAAGATAAAAAGGGTGAAGGATTAAGTGTTACTGCAAATGTAGCAGATGGTGTCGTAGTAAGTCTTGATTGGAATAAGAGAGATATACAACAGTATTTTGATAATAATATTTTAATCAACCCTACTGCATATCAATACAACTCACCACCTGTCTTAAACTTTGTTCCATCTACTCCTGCTGGTGGTGGAGCAAGAGCGGAAGTTCTTGTTTATGGTGGACAAGTTATTGATATTGTTTTAGTTGATGGTGGATCTGGATACGCTATTGCTCCTAGAGTACTTATTTCTAGAGGATACAATGTCGTTAGAGAAAACAATCACCCAGAATCATCTTTTGATTTTAAATTAAAAGCTCAAGATGGTATCTATGGTGCTGTCAAGATGCAAAGCATCTTCAGTGAAGTCTATCTATGGGATAGAAATTTGATGGAATCTCTAACAGCAGTAGTTTCTCTATCTCCTGTTGATGCAACAGAGATTTTGACATGTTTTGTGACTCCAGATCCATTAGTAGTAACTTTCAACACCACTCAATTTGAAAATACATCTATTGTACAGACAACTATCCAAAGCAATAACTTGTCTTGGAATGAAACTACTGTTGAAGTTGATTATGAAATAATCAAAGATCTTTCTTATAGTACCTATCTAAACCCAGTTACAAAATACCACCAATCTGGTGTTTTGGATCTTAATAATAATCCGATGGGTGATACAGAATACTTGTATAGTCATTATCTACCTGGAAAATCGGTAAGAGATTTTATTGAGTCTCTATATATTGATGTTGGTTATGCAAATGTTTCTGGAATTACATTAGAACAGTTAGATACAACTTTCAGTGAATTTAAATCTATTGATGATGGTAATGATACCTGGATACAAAATTATGCTATTACTGATAGCAATATTTCAACTACTGGTAGAGTATTGAACTTCGCAATTCCATCTATCCAAGAACTTGCTTCATATCTAGATGCTGATTTATTAATTGGAAATACTTTACAAATTGATATCCCAGATACTACTAATTTCCCTCCATCAGGAAAATTAATTATAGGAAAAGAAATTATTTCTTATGCTTCTAAAGTTGGTACTGATAGATTATCTGGTATAACTAGAGCACTTAATGGAACAACCGAAGTTGACCATCCCGCTGGTTCTATTTTGAGAACTATTGGTATTGAAACAACTACTTAATTAAACTGCTGGTTAAGCAGTATAAATATAAATAACACAGAAATCAACCCGTAACCTTACTCTCAATGGCTGCTATTATCTCGGAAAAGTTCAGAATTTTTAATGCAAAGCAGTTCCTAGAATCCCTGTCAGAAGGTTCTAGTGACACTGGCAGTGAAAGGAGTAGAATGTACTTCTTTGTTGGTAGACCCCAAGCATGGGAGTCTTATCTAGAAATTTATTCAGTAGACGGACCAGACTCTTTTGCCGTTGGCGATGGAGTGTATGTTGGTGCGTCTTGGGCAGGAGCTACTTTTAAAGCAACTGTAACTAAAGTTCTTGACAATTCTCTTCTTCTTTCAAGCATCGGTCCTTTAGTTACTGATGCTCCTGCTCTTGGTTCGACGTTAACGGGTTATAATCAGACAACCAATGCAAACAAATCAGTAACAGCAACAACTGGAGTATACAGATTCTCCACCGAGAATATTCCTCCAGTTCCTCTTGATAACCAAACAGAAAAATTTGGTATCTACAGTGATATCATTGCTGCTAAAAGAATTACAAGTTCTTATGCAAGGCACGTTGTAAGACGTTATAACTGGGATGTTATTAACAATCCCAAGTTTGATATGTGGAAACCTGATTATTTTGCAACACCAGCTGGTGGCGGTCAGATTGGCAAAACAGCATCATTGGGTGCAACTTCGATTGGCAATTCTAAATTCTACATTATGAATCAATCGTATGAGGTATTCAAGTGCCTCTACAATGGAGAAAGTGCAGCAAATCCAACTGGCGTTAATATTCAACACGAACCCAGAACAAATCCTCAACCTGGTTTAGGTTCTTACACTAACGGCATCTTCACTGCTCCTGACGATTCTTATGTCTGGAAGTACATGTACACCATCCCAACCGATGATGTATTGGCATTCTTGTCTACTGATTTTATGCCAATCAATGCTGCTGGAGAAACTACTAGAGTTGCAACTGAAGCAGCTGCAACTAATGGTGCTTTGGATATTGCTTTAATCAACAACCCAGGCACTCTCACTGCTCCTGTATCAGGCACATTCTATGCTTCTGTAGTAGGAGATGGTGTAGGTGGTGTAGCGGAAGTTACAGTCGGTGGTGGAGTAGTTACTAGTGCTAAAGTAATCTCACCAGGATCTGGTTATACTTATGCATCTATTCCTTTTGTTACCGGTGTTCCTTTAGGTACTGCCGGAAGTACAGAAGCAATTGGATTATTCTCTGATAGCGCACTGACAGTTTCAGAAACAGTAACAGCAACTGACACTCCTGCATTAGATCCTGTACTGCCCCCACAAGGTGGACATGGTTCTGACTTTGAGATGGAACTTAACTCCAAAAGAGTTATGACAAATATTCGTCTTACTTTCATCGAGAATGCTGGCGACTTCCCTGTAGATAATGATTTCCGCCGCATTGGTATTATCAAAGATCCTTATGAGTTTGGATCTACAACGTTTGCCACCGCAGACACATTAAACGGATTGAAGGCAGTTAAGGTTACTGGAGCAACAGGAAACTATATCGCTGACGAGTCTATCAGTCAGACTGTAGGTGGCGGTACTGCTCATGGTACTGTAGTTTCTTGGACTCTTGATGCTGGAAGTCCTACACCTACTCCAGGAACCCCTGGAAGTGGCGTTCTTAAGTATATCCAAACACCTACCTTGCATAAAGATAACGGTGTTGTGAGAGCGTTTGAATCGGATGCTGCTAATACCATTGATGGTTCTGGTTCTGGTTCAGCAGGTACTGTTGAAGTTGCTCTTGTGGATGGAACTCAATTAGTTGGTTCTGTTTTTGTAGATGGTTTGGCAAATCCAGAAATTGAAAACAACTCTGGAGATCTCATATACATAGAGAACAGAAGACTAATTACCAGAGCTGCTGATCAAATCGAAGATATCAAGTTAGTCATCGAGTTCTGATTTATTAATTAAATTCCAACCAGACGGTAGTATATTACAATGCCACAGAAGACTAATCTCAACTCCATCCCTTATTTTGACGACTACGATTCAGGGAAAGACTTCTACAAGGTATTATTCAGACCTTCCTACCCCATTCAGGGTAGGGAGCTGAATAGTATCCAGTCGATTCTGCAGAATCAGATTGAAAATTATGGCAAACATCAGTTTAAGCAGGGAGATCTGGTTATTCCTGGTGAGGTTGGTCTGAATACAAAATTAGATTTTGTAAAACTATCATCAGTTTCTGAAGTTGCTATCAGTATTGATGGCGAAATTGTGTATCAGAAGTATGATATTTCTGATTTAGTTGGACAGAAAATTTCTGGATTGTCTTCCGGAGTGTCTGCTTTAGTTCTTGCCATAACTAAAGCGACAGACAATAGTAATGACACAATTTATGTTAAGTATCTTACAGCAGGTGATGGTGGAGACGAAGAAACATTCCGTCAAGGCGAAACTCTGGAAATTGTCGATGGCGTTAATAGCCCTCTGCTTGTTGTTGGTACTGATGGCAGTGTTCTACCTACAAGTATTTCTGTAACTAATCCAGACACAGGAGAGGTGACTTTTGTTACTAGTCCTGCCATGGGATATGGTTCTGCTGTTAAAGTAGAAGAAGGTATCTACTTTGTCAATGGATTTTTTGTTCGTAATGACGCAGGTCTTATTCTTGTTTCTGGATATACCCAAACACCATCCATAAAAGTTGGTTTTAACGTATCCGAGTCTGTAGTAACACCAGAAAAAGATTCTAGTTTATATGATAATGCTGCAGGATCTTCTAATTTTGCATCTCCAGGAGCACATAGATTACAAATTCAATTAGAACTTGTAAAATATGAGTATAATCAAACTCCTGATAAGAATTTTATCCAACTGCTTTCCATCAAGAATGGTGTTGTAGAGCGTCAGGTAAGAAAAGTTGACTATAGTCTTATACAAGAAACTTTAGCAAGAAGAACATATGATGAGTCTGGTGATTATATTGTTGATAATTTTGATGTCGAGATCCGAGAGTATTATCAGCAAGGTGGGAATTTAGGAATTTATTCTTTAGGTACTGATCAGACTGTTAATGGATTAACACCAACAGAAGCATCAGAAAAACTAACAGTTTCTGTTGGTCCCGGAAAAGCATATGTCCGTGGATATGAAATTGTTAATAAGGAAACAAAATATTTAGAATTAGATAAAGCAAGAGATACATTAGTTAGAGATAACATTAGTATTAAAACAAATAGTCTTGCTAGTTTTAATATCACTAACGTTTATAATAGTGTACCACTTAATGCAGAAGGTTCAGAACTTACTGCATATCCAACAATTTTCCTGAATTCTGTATATAATGATGGAACTATTGGATCAAATGATTTAGAGTCTTCTACTAATTATCTACAGACTTTAGAAAGAAGAGGTAAATCTTTCGGTAAAGATGATGCAATCAAAACAATTTATTTGTTTGCAGATTTAGATCTTGGGTTGATTGACGAATCGAGCATCGAACCTAATACTCCTTCAGATCGTGCAGACCTCAAGAACATTTATTTTGTTAACACAAGAACATCTACTAATGCTGTATCTACAGTAAAGAGTGTAGAGACTATTTCTTATGCCAAAGTAACAAGACCAGAAGTAGGAGATGTTAACGCACAATTCTTACAACTAACTGTTGCTGGAAGAAAAGATTATTTAGAAACTATTTTTATTGAGTATGACGATAATGTAAGTACAAGAAGAAGACTTCTGTATAACAAAGAGTCTGATGCCCAACAAGAAATTAATGAGATTGGATTTATTGTTGATTATGATCAAACTATCACTCCGTTAGTTGGCGTAGCAAAACCAAAAGATTTCACTCTTTTAAAAAATGCAACAGGATTCAATCCTGATACGGATGTAGTTATCTCTAAAGGAAGGTTGTCTTCAGGAGAATCTACTTATAATGGTATCTTCAATCTTTCATACTTCAACCCAGTATTTTTTACTAGGTTATTAGTTGACTCTTTAATCACATCAGACTTCAGTCCTGGTAAATATATTGTTGGTTCTGAAAGTGGTGCTTACGGAGTAATTGAAGGTAATAGTAATGGATTCTTATCTTCTGGTAGAAGTCTGTATGTAAAAACTTTGTATGGTAATTTCAAATCAGGAGAAACTATTACCAATGAAGAAGGTGGTATTTTAAGAATTGCCAAAGAAAATACTATTTCTCACTTTGTTGTATCACGTCAAGGAACTGGATATTCAAATACTGCAAAAATTTCTATTGATGGAGTTCAATACGAACCATCAGAAGTCTTTGTTGGATCATATCAGTCATCAGATATTTCGGTGGGTGTTAGTGGAGGAACTTTATACAAGGTACAAATTTTAAACAGAGATGCAGTTTCTCTAGATTACGTAGCTCCTCCTGTAATTGAATTTACTGGATCGTATACAATCGAAGCAAAAGTTTTGCCAGTACTGTTTAAAAATACAGTTCTTAATTTTTCTGCAAATAACGTCAAATCATTATATTCTGTTTATGGTTCAGGAAATGTATTTACTGCAGATGTAGAGACAGTTGATCCTACTTATGCATCATCAACACCAGTAACACAATTTACTTTCTCAGGAACCAAAGGTTTTAAATTCCTAGAATGTACAGGATTTGGAGCAAGTGCTGGAGCATTTTTAGTTCAAGGAGATGCAATCCAATTCAGTGATTCTGCAGGAATCATTCACAAATTTATTGTTGATTATGCAACTGATGGTCAAGGTACTACCAAATCAAGAATTTATTTAAACGGAGCTCTTCCAGAACATGTAAGCGCATCTTCAGTAGTAAGATTGCGTCCTACTATTAATAACTCTGCTATTTCTTCATTGGTATTCCCTACCGGAAGTAAAGAAGTAAGTAGTTTAATTAATACTACAGAAGATACCAAAATCAAATATTACACAAGAAGAGATTTTGTAACTACAGGATCTAGTAGTGGTGGTACTGTTACATTTGCAGCACAATTAGATTTTGGTACTCAAAGATTTGTTGAGTTCAATGAAAAAGATTTTGTTGTTACGGTTTTAGATAAAGGCGATTCTGATAAAGTAGAAACTGGTGATATTGTTTTCTTGAGACCAGAGTATGTAAATATTTTAAATACTACTGATGCGACTTCTGGACTATCATCTGGTAGTATTACTATTGGATTCCCGAGTAATTATTTTGGATCAAATGTTTCTAACTTCCCCAAATTAAAACTAACTGCTACAATTGAAATTTCAAAAGGCAGACCAAAGTTAAAAACATCTATTCCAAATAGAAGAATTGTTATCAGAACATCTGGTGACAGAGTTATTCCTTTGAGAGGAATTAACTATGACGATGAGAGCACCGAGTCATTTAGTTATTCTGATGTTTATGCTATTAAGTATATCTACGAAGGTTCTGCATCTTCACCACCAACAGTTGATGTAAATGGTAATTTAGTTGTTGGTACAGATATCACAAACCACTTTACTTTTGACGATGGTCAAAGAGAAACATTCTATGATATTTCTAGAATTGTATTGAAACCTGGATTCTCTACTCCTTCAGGTCAACTAGTTGTTGCCTTTGATTATTTCCAGCATTCTCAAGGAGATTTTTGTACCGTTGATTCTTATGTACATGAAGCGGGTGTAACTGCAGATAAAATCCCTTCGTTCAATAGTACTGTATATGGTATTGTAAATCTTAAGAACGTTATTGACTTTAGACCTAAAGTTGATTCCAATACAATTATTACTGGTTTCCAAGATACTTCATTACTATCACAAGCAGATTATATCAGTTTTATTGGTGATGGTGGTTCTGTTTCAAGTACTCCTTCATCTAGCAGACTGCTTCCATACACGATGAAGTTTAGTGAGTCTCAATATCTAGACAGAATTGATGGTATATTCTTAAACAAAAAAGGAGAGTTTCTAGTTAAGACAGGCAACTCTTCATTGAACCCATCAAAACCAGAAATTATTGAAGATGGTATTCCTCTTTATTATGTTTATGTCCCAGCATTTACCAAATCAAGTAAAGATGTAAGAATTATTCCTGTAGATAATCGTAGATATACGATGAAGGATATTGGTAAATTGGAAAAGCGTATTGAACGTTTAGAGTATTATACTACATTAAGCATTCTTGAGCAGCAAGCACTCAACATGCAAGTAAAAGATGTCTTGGGTATTGACAAAACAAAAAGTGGTTTTGTAGTTGACAACTTTGAAACACATCAGGTTGGCAATGTTAAGTCTTTAGACTATCTTTGTTCTGTTGATCCACAGCAATCTGTTTTGCGTCCACAGTCTAAAGAAGATAGTTTTACTCTTGTAGAAATTAATAGTCGCGAAGATCAAAGATCATTATCAGGATATAAAAATTCTAATGATGTAATTACATTGCCTTATAGTAATGTTTCTTATGCGTCTAATACATTCGCAACTAAAACTATTAATCCCAACCCATTCGTTATTCTCCAATACGTAGGTGATGCGTCGTTAATTCCTAATATCGATCAATGGTATAACACCACTGTTGCTCCTTTAGTAACCGAAAATAATACTAACCTATTTTCTATTTTCCTCGGCAAGTCAGATGTTAGATCTGCTTTTGCTAGCATTTACAATTCCTTTATTATCAACTGGGTTGGTGTTAACAAGACTTTCTATAATATTAACAGTTTTGGTGAAAGCAATAGCGATATTTCTAATTCAACAGTAAACTCTGCTAGTGTTTCGAGTTCTTCTAATGTAAGTCCTCAAAATAATGAAATTGCTAAAGGGGTGGGTTATAAAACAATTAACGGAACTAACGTTGCTAACTCGTTGAGATTTTTTGCAAGATCTATCCCAGTCAAGTTTGTTGTTAAGAGATTGAAGCCGAAGACACAATTGTATGTCTTCATGGACAAAAAATCTATTGGGCGTTGGGTTAATCCAGACTCTAGGTTTACTGGGGTTGCAGGAAACTCTTTAACTACATTTAATACTTCTTTAACTACTGACGAATATGGCAATGCCAGCGGAATTATTTTAATACCTGCAGGTCTTGCACCACAAATGAATACATCATGGACAGGTGATATCAACACTATGCAGTATGATACCACAACAGAAGAACTGTACTTCTCTACTGGTGCCAAGAATATTAGATTTACAACTAGTTCAACTGATAGTGATAAAGATTCTGTAGATAGTTATGCAGAAGTTAAGTTCTATGCAACCGGCATTCTTCCAGAGAATCCTGCTTCTATTATCTCCACTGCACCTGCTATCTTCAAAGCAAATGAAGGCGTTCAGACAATTGATAGTAACACTGAAAACAAAGCTAGACCGAATCCTCTTGCACAAACTTTCAGAGTAGAGAACTTTGAGGGTGGTATGTTTGCTACTGCAGTAGATCTATTTTTCTCCAAGAAAAGTTCTACTATTCCTTTGAGAGTCTATCTGACTAATATCGAGAGTGAGAAACCAAGTAAGTATATTCTACCTGGGTCACAAGTTACTTTATATCCTGATACTTTAATCAAGGTATTCTCTTCTGGTAATATCACCATTAATATTGGAGAGTATGTAACTGGTGCAAGATCTCTTGCTTCTGGTCCTATCGCAAAAGTATTAGATAAGAATAATTTTGAGGTGGTAGCATCAAGTAATGGTGAAATTGATATTACTAATGAGCAAGTATATACTTTTGTATTAAGCAACCACAACGGTAGTTCATTCTTTGCTAATGAAGATTTAGTTCTTACTTCAGTTACTCAATTCAATAATTCTAATAATGCTACTATTGGATTGAAGATCGCAAAAGACTCCGGCAAAGTTGGTTCTCTTGATGTTACTACTTTAGGTTCTGGATACGAAGGTGCTACTATCACCGTAGAAAGTCCTCAACTTCCTGGTGGAAGTACTGCTACAGGTTCTGTAAAAGTTTCTAACGGTCAGGTTTACTATGCAGAAATTGCTTTGGGTGGTAGAGGATATACAGAACCACCTTCGATTGTAGTTAGAGGTTCAGGAAACGGTGCCACAGGTGCTGTGATCGAGTCTAAACTTATTATAGATGAACCTGCAGTAAGAATGGGTATTGCTTCTGATACAGGCGATTCTGTTAGATCTACAACGCCTACAAGATTCAATTTTGATTATCCGGTATACTTACAGAATGATACCGAATACGCAATCAATATTGAGTGTGATGATACCGAATATGAAATCTGGGCTTCACGATTAGGAGAGACTGATATTTCTTCTGGTTTAGTTGTGAATGCTCAACCTCTGCTTGGATCTGTATTCAAGTCACAAAACACTGATAACTGGAGTGAAGATTTATTTGAAGACATTAAGTTCAGTATTCATAGAGCAGAATTTGATATCTCTAGAGTTGCAGAATTAAATATTACTAACGCTGAGATCGGATTCGAGAAATTAGAATCAGATGCATTTGAAACTTATGCGTTAGCTAACAGTACAGCAACATCTGCATTGTTTAAAAACAACAGCAATATTGTTAAGGTTTATCATAGAGATCATGGATTTGAAGGTTTGGGTAATTCCAAAGTATTCTTCCGTGGTGTAGATGACTTTGCTGGATATAACGAAATTGATATTGAATCATCCTTATATACTGTTGCCAATTCTGGTATTGATACTTACACTATTGTTGGACCGTCCAGAGCAGCTGCTACTGGATTAGGAGGAGGAAATAGTATTCTTGCTTCTTATAATAGAAAGTATGAGAAGTTGTATGCACAAATTCCATATTTGCAGTTATCAAGTACAAAGATTGATAGTTTTGTCAAGACTACCAATGTAATTCCAGTAGATTCTTCTACGTCAACGTATGCTTCATATGATGTGACTCCTATGGAGACCACTTTCTTAAATGAGGAGCAATATTTCTTAAACCAGAAAATGATTGCTTCAAGTATTAATGAAGTTGTAAATGGTACTGGACATTCTTTACAATATAAGATTAATCTTTCTTCAGAATCTTCTCATCTTTCTCCTGTTATCGATTTACGCTCTGCCTCGGTAAAAACTATATCTAACCGTATAGACAATGCCACAGGTTCAGAAGATAGATTTGGTAAAAAGTATCAAGTTATTAAAGTATATCCAATATACAAATTTGAAGTTTCTGGTAATAATGATGGTGTTGGTGGTGATGATATTGCGGTGACTCTCGGACAAAATGTTACTGGACAAACGTCCGGAGCAGAATCTGAAGTCTTGAGGATTATTAATAATGATGTTTATGTTAAAATTAAAAACTCACTGCAGTTTACAGTGGGAGAAGAGTTATTCTTCAGTACCCAATCTGCTAGCGGTGGAGATTATGAAACCTTTAACGTGACTGTTTCTAATGCTGGTGTTTTTGAACAAGTACCTACTTTTGTTGTTGGAGCAACTGTAAATGCTATTAACCCATCTATCAGAAGTGAAAAATATGAAAATAAAATTAGTGGCAAGATAATTTCATGGGATTCTAAAACTAAAATTTTAACTTTAGAAAATGATAAGCAACCCATTAATAATAACTTCACAAATGAAATTACTTTAGGTAGTGATTATGCAAGGCAAAGTCAGACATCAGATCAAGTTACTGATATCTTCCGGGTAGGTGATTTACTTGACTTCGACGGATCATCTTTTGAAACCACCAAATTTGCAGAAGTTAGTGACATGTCATTTAGTCAAGGAATTGACTACGTTGCAGAAAATGGTTCTGTAAATACTTCTGGTGCTTCAAAATATGTCACTAAAGAAATCTTTATTAATAATCCAGCATCTTCTATTAATGTTTACTTAACATTAAATGTACAAGATGTAGAAAATATTAAAGTATTCTACAAGATTAAACCTGCAGCATCACAGCAAAACTTTGATGATATTAACTGGGAATATTTTAATGGTACTGGAGATTCCGACCAATCTAGTAACATTGCTACGGCAGAAAATAGTATCTCCGGTCAATTTGAGAAGCAATCTTCTTATCAAGAATTGAGATATAGTGAAGAAGACTTAACAGAATTCTCTTCCTTTGCTATTAAGATTGTTATGAAGACAGACGACCCTGCATATATTCCCAAGATCCAGGATCTACGAGCAGTAGCTTCATTCTGATATGCAACGTTATATCAAAGTTGAAGGTCAGGATGGATTTGTCAGAGATGTAACTACTGGGGCAATTGTTTCAACTGCCCCTAAAAATACACGTAAATCTTTTTCCAACGAATTTAAAAATGTAGTCTCGGAACTAAATACTTTGAAGGAAGAAATGTCCGAAATCAAGTCCCTCCTTAAGCAGTTAATCAAATGACATTAAGAAACGTACCAAAGAGTTTTACGCTAGAAGAGCAGCGTCAAGAGGTTAATGAAATAGCAGTAGACTTGGATACCGCTGTTACCGGCGTACAGACATTTGGTGGGGATAAAACGTTTACTGGTGATGTAATATTTACTAGCGATGCTAGTTTTAATCAGGAGATACATTCCACAACAGGTGGATTAATATTAAAAACTGCAGATCAGATAACTCCTGGTCAGATGGTTACTGAAGCTATCTTTGGTGGGTCGATGTATGTTCCATACGGTTTTAGTACGTATCCCATTGCTTATTTTCCTGGCGGTGGTATTAGCGAGACATCAACTAATGATGGAGTAACTATCCAAAGTGGTGGAAGCATTTTTATTTCTAATAGCGGCGGAAGTGCTGTCTGGAAAGGTAGACAGACTGGAACTCTTGGAATCACATCAGAAATCGATGCTCCTGGTAATGCCACATTTGCAGGAATGGTCAAATGCGATTCTATTTTAAGCAATGCAAGTACTCCTACTTTCTCGATATTCAATACAGGTAACGCACTGTTTGAAGATGTAGAGGCAACCTCTTTACATATGAAAGATGGCAGACCTATTTACTTTGGTACTAACGAAGATGCTGATCTCTACTACGATAACGCATCTTCAGAATTAAGGTTAGAGAGTGAAAACGGTTTCCATGTCAGATGGTTTGATACTGTAAACACTCAATACGAAGATCAAGTAATCTTTAGTCCTTTTGGTGGAACTAGATTCTATTATCAAGGTGCTGCAAACCCAACTTTAGATATCACTGACAGTGTTGATATTGATGGCGACGTTGATATTGATGGCAACGTTGATATTGATGGCAACTTTGATGTTGATGGCAACGTTGTTGCATCTGGTACAGTAACAAGCACAACTGCAAACAATACTTACGCCTTTGAAGTTAAAAACGGCAATACAAATATTGGTGGTTTGTATAGATCTGGAACTTCTGATACTAGGTTACTCCTTAAAAATGTCAGTGGTACTACCATAGTTTTAAAAGGTTCAGACGGCAGCATCACTGCGGATAGCATCACCTCTAATGGATCGGGCTCATTTGGTAATAACATCGACCTCCCTAACGCAAATACTTATATAACTGGCGCTGGACATAACGTATTACAAGTTGATGCAACAAGATCATACTTCTATGGTGGCACTAACGGACTTCAACTTCGCAAATCTGATAACAGTTCAGAAATTGTCACTATTGATGACGACGGCAACTCTGTGATTTTTGGCGATCTTTCTCTTAATGATGATACGAAAAAGTTAACAACACAAAAAATTGAGCCAGTCACTCCTGGATCAATAATGTATATTGGTTCAACAGACGCTGCTTCTACGACAGTTTTCCAGTCGCCAATTTGCTTATTTGATGAAATTGGTTTTGGGGCAGCTGGTGGACTCAAACTTGGTATAGCATCAGGTAATGTACCATCAGGTGCTACAAATGGAGTACTAAAAACTTATCTAGATGGTGAATTTGACGCAACTTGCGATAACGGTATTACTTTGATTACTGGTAGTGATAAATTACAATGGACAAGAATTGGTAATCTTATAACTGTAATGGGTCAGATTCAAGTTGATAGTAGTAATACTAATAGTGCATTGGTTATTAACAACTTACCATATTCTTCATACAATTCGGGGGATGGCGCTGGGTTCGCCGTAGGTGCAGTAAGACTTTATAATGCTCCAATGGCAGCTAATCATAAGTATGTTATTTGTATGGTTGATGTAGGAACTACTAACCTAATGTTTGAAGCGGTTAGAGATAATGCCACATCCGAAGCTTTACCTACGGGAGATGGAGCATACTATGCATTCAGTATCACGTATCGTGCTGCTTGATCATACTAAATACTAAAATAGAGGAATAGTCTGGTATCATGCCATTAAGAAACGTACCAATTACATATACTATTGATCAGCAAAGGCAAGAAATTAATAATCTTGCTTCTGATGTTAATGATATTGATGTCACCTTCGATGAAAAAGTTGATGACAGAATTGCTGCCTTGGTGCAAGGCGGAGTTGGAACTGCGGTTACTTATGATGATGCCAATGGATCGTTATCAATTGATCTCGCATTCAATGAGTTTTCCACATCTTCTATTTTAGAAGGAACAAATTTATATTATACAGATAGTAGAGTAAATGCCGCTATTGATGCACGAGTAAATCTGTCTTTTGTTAATGGATTAAATATCACCAATCTTGGTCCCCAAGATTCTATTACTCTTACTCTAGGGCAGACTACTAAAACACTAACTCCCACCAATTACAATAATACGGAATGGGATACTGCATATGGATGGGGCGATCACCATGCACAAAACTATCTAACCACATATTCAGAATCCGATACTTTAGATTCAGTAACTGGTCGTGGGGGTATAACAACGCATGATATTACTGTTGGTTCGATAAAAGTAAATACCATTACTTCTAAACTAGCATCAGATAATTTAGGTATTACCGCTGGCAAAGTTCTTTTTACAAATGATGTTTCTGTAGGAACTTTTTCTAATGGTCTTTCAAATGACTATGGTATTAATTTTGGCAAAACTGGCGAATTAATAATTAACCATTCTTCTGGTGGTGGTGGTTTATACTTAAAAACTTCCGGCACTAATAATTTCTATGTTGATAAAGATGGAAAGATTAATGGTGCTTTAAAATTTGTTACTGCTGATGGAACACCAGGACAATCATTACAAACTGACGGAAATGGTCAACTGGTTTGGGGTTCTGGTAGTGGCGCTAGTGTAACAGTTTCTGACAACGCTCCTGGTGGTGCGAGTGGTGGAGATTTGTGGTGGGAGAGTGATTCAGGTAGATTAAAAGTCTACTATGATAACGGTGCTAATCCCTCTTCTTGGGTAGATGCATCACCCCCATTAGCAGCATTAATACCAGCAACAGATATCAGGACTAATACTGGCGCTGTTACTGCTTCTACCGGTAATTATTTTGCCGATACTAATGGTACATTTTCAGCAAATTTAGATGTAACATCTTTAGCAAAAATTAAAATCAGTGTTCTTCTGGGACATCTTACTGGAACTGCAGTTGCTGAAGGATATGTAATCCTGGAAAGAGATGTTAGTGGATCTACCACAGAATTATGTAAGGTCTGGACAGATGGTTCTCCTGACAGTCCAATGGCGTTTAATTTTGTAGATGCTCACGGACAAACAACCGGAGTTACCGTTACTTATAAACTTAAATTAGAATTAGATATTGCTGGTTCTAGAACAACAGGAACTGTTGCTACTAGTCAATTAAGTATAGAAGAATCATATTAAAAATAAATAACTATACGGAGATATCTTAAAATGGCAATTCTATTCCCAGATACTGCTGGTCAAGCAACAGATGGTTCATTCACACATACCGATAATGGTTTAACTTGGTCCTGGAATGGATCTAGTTGGCAATCAACCGGTAGTGGTTCTGGTGGCGGCGGCGGTGGCGGATCGTCGTATACAGATGAAAATGCTCAAGATGCAGCTAGCGAATTATTTACTAACGGATCGCACTCCGGAATTAGTTTTTCATACAATGATGCCACTAACACTATAGATGCTACTGCTGGTGGTGGTGCTGGTCGAGGAACGGCTACTCAAACCACAACAACAATCGCTGATGGTGTATCTGCAGATATAACAATTGCTGCAGCAAAATCATTTAGTTTATTAAAAATACAAACATCACATGCAGCGTGGGTAACTCTTTATACCGATACCGCTAGTAGAACTGCCGATGCTAGTAGAACTATAACAACAGATCCACTTCCCGGTTCAGGTGTACTTGCAGAAATTATTACATCTGATGGTGCTACACAAATCATTACTCCCGGTACTATTGGGTGGAATAATGACTCAACACCATCTACCAACATATATGCAAAAGTAGTTAATAAAAGTGGTAGTGCAGCAGCGATTGATGTAACCTTAACTTATGTTCAATTAGAGGTGTAACATGGGACTATACGATCATTCTGATAGTAAAGTATATGTTGTCACGCTTGAAAATAAATCTGATTTAGAAAGTTTTTATTCTGATATGGAATCAGATGGATATCAACTCCATATGAAACGCCCTATTAGTAGAAATACCGAGTACTACATGAATAGTACTCAAGCAGAAGATATACGAGGTGATTCTAGGGTTGCTGCGGTTGAAATTAATGAAGATGATGATCCCATAAAAGAAATCACACCGTTTTATGATGAAGTTAATAATACTCCATATGGATTTGGTGGGGATTTTGAGAAATCAGATTTTACAAATCAGCATGGTGATAATGAAAGACAGTGGGGACAATTACATTCTTCCGGGAGCAATGCTGAAAGAAGAAAGGGAACGTGGGGACATGACGGTACTGCAAATGTTACTGATAATGTTGAAATTTATGCAGATGGAAAACACGTTGATGTAGTTATTGTTGATCAACCAGTTTCATTCGATTGTGCTGAATGGATTAGTCCTTCTACGGGACAAAGTAGGTTTGTTCAATATGATTGGTTTGGCGAGTTAAATGGTTATGTCAGTAGTATAGATGATGATGGACTATCACTTCCTTCAGGATCATATCCATATCATCCCAATTCTGCTAACACAACATTTCATGGCACACACGTTGCTGGAACAATAGCAGGACAATGGTATGGATGGGCAAGAGAAGCAAACATTTATAGTTTACACGTAAACCTTGGCAGTGGTTTCGGAACTTCTCTGTCATCTAGATTAGTATTTGATTATTTGAGAGCATTCCACCGACACAAACCAATAAATCCTTTAACAGGTAAAAAAAATCCTACGGTTACAAATCATAGTTGGGGAGCTAGTTACAACATATATTCACTTTTTGAAAGAGCATTAAACATAAATGATATAAATGAAATTAGAGTTCGTGGTGTTACATACACAAATGGCAATCCCGGTCCTAGTGGATGGACAATGGATGGAATCCATAAAGATTTTGGTGTAGGTTCAACCCAATTCAGATATAATAATGATAGCACTGGGTCAAGATATGACATGGAAGATGCTATTGAAGATGGTGTAGTTTGTATTGCAGCTGCTGGTAATAATGATCAGTATAGTATACACGTAGATCCAACAGCACCAGAATATGCTGATTGGAATAATTATGTCAAATTCAATCTTAATGGTGGTTCAACATATACCATTTCTCATAATAGAGGATCTTCCCCATCTAATTCTAAAGGTTGTATTACTGTAGGTTCTATTTCAAATCTATCTGATTTTAGAAAGTCAGACTTTTCTAATTTTGGACCATTGATTGATGTTTGGGCACCTGGAGATATGATTCAAAGTGCTTGGCCAAATCCTGCTAACATTTATTCTGCATCAGGATTAAATGGTGCTGGATATCCTGATAACAAATATGGTGGTGATAATTGGAGATATCCAATCAGTGGAACTAGTATGGCATCACCACAGGTTTGTGGTATTGCTGCATTGTTAGCCACAGGTAAAGAAAGGTTTACTAATAGTGATGTGTTAGGATTTATACAGAATAATTCCTATGAAAATGACATAACATTTAATATTAATGGTGGGTTGTTTGATGATAGAACTTGTGATGGTGGAGCAAATACATTATATGGTGGATCTACTTCTACATCAAAAGAAATAAGAGCAATCAATCCAAGAAATATAAGCGGTCTTATAGATGGATGGTATAAAGAAACATTAAAAGGGCATAGAAGACCTTCACATTCTTTTAGTAACGCCCAAATGTATCCTAGAACTAATAACTATTATAGACCTATACCAGTTACACTACCTGCTACTTTCTCGATAACTGTTACTGCCGCCAGTGGTCAGTATCTATTTACCGGTAATGACAGAGTTGCTACCTTTAGTAATACTGCAAACCCATCAATCAATGTAAAGCAAGGAGATACTATAGAGTTTACAATTAATGCTTCTGGTCATCCATTCTGGATTAAAACAACGCAAACTACTGGAACTGGTGATGCATATAATACTGGCGTAACCGGTACTAATGGTGCAGAAACTGCTCCTATTACATGGAATACTACTACTGCAGCGGTAGGAACATATTATTATAATTGTGAATATCATTCTTCTATGAACGGAACCATAACCGTTAATGCCTAGATAAATATAATTAATAATATATTATTGTTATGGACACATCAAAAATGCGAGAGGAATTCTTAACCCAACTAAAAGACTACGAGTTCAAAATCAAAAGAGGCGAGGAAGAACTCGCCAAATTGAAAGAATATAAGTTGAAACTTGAGGGCGGGTTAGAAACATTAGACCTATTAGATAAACGAGAGGAAAATGGCAGCGATACCAGTCAACATTCTGATTGATAAAGGAGCAGACTACGGCGTTACTTTCTTTATCACGAACAAAGATGGCACCCCATTAAACATGTCTGGGTACACTGGTACTGCTGCAATGAAGAAAAGTTATTCAGCATCTACTTCAGTACCCTTTACTTTAGAATTTGTTAATAGAACTGCCGGAGAAATTTCTTTGGCATTAACTGACGTAGAAACTTCTGCTTTGGATAGAAGAAGATATGTATACGACATTGTTCTTACCGATCCTAATGGATATAAGACTAGAGTAATTATGGGCAATGCAGAAGTAAGTCCTGGAGTTTCCTAATGGCTCAGTATAACGTCAGGGTTGGTTCTAATGCATATCATGTTGGCAAGCAATTGCCAGCACAGCATAAACTTGACGTAAACTATCAGATTCCATCAAAATCGATACAATACTCAAATCTACTTATAGATAGTATTGCATCTCAATTTGACGGCACTGCTGATACCTTTAATATTACTATAGATGGCGAGTCATACACTCCGATAAATGAAGAGCAGATTGCCATTTCTATTAATAATGTTATCCTAGAACCCAGAGTTGATTACGTAGTATCAAATGATCAGATAGTATTCAACACACCTCCTGTGGGCGGTGCAGCATTCTTTGGTATTGCATATGCCACAACTGCTGACCTAACCAGAACTCTTAATTATGTTATCGATAGCGGAACCTTTCCTCTATCACTTGGGGTAAAGGGTAACATGACTATTGATGTCACCGGAGAGATTGAGTCTTGGACTATTGTTTCCGACACAGTAGGCAATGTTCAGGTTGATATTCAAAAATGTTCTTTTGAAGATTTTCCTAATTTCGTTTCTATATGTGGAACTGAGTTACCCACTATTGGGGTATTAAATCAATCTTCAGGCAGAAAGAATAAAGATGATAATTTGAGTACCTGGGACACTACTGTAAATGCTGGCGACATCTTTCAATTTGAGTTGAAGCATGCCGTAGACATTACTCGTTTTGTAGTTTCGCTCAAGCTTAAACTATAAATAGTATGTGATTATAAATAACAATAAATCGAGAGATAAACACGGAGAGTTTACATGGCACTGCTAGTAACCGACAACGGTGAAATTGATTCTCTACGTAATCTACTGAATTACAATCAGGAGATTCCTAGAAACTTA